ACCGATTTATACAACATGTTGTCTGGACCAATGTTTATGGAGCTCATGCGGAGGTTTCTTTTAACTGAGAACAACCTTGATACGGTCAAATTCAAGGTCGCTTACAAGCAACAAACTCCCGAGATTGTTTCCCATTTGAGCAGCATTCGTGCTGCTTCTTTCATCGAGGCCGACTTTTCCGCTAATGATAAAAGTCAGGTCCGCGATGTCCAAAATCTCGAGATTGAGTTTATGCGCCGCCTCGGTTGCCCTGCTTGGTTCCTTCGCCTCCACCGCCGAAGTAACAAGTTTGCTGTGTATTCCACCAAATACGGACTTATGTCGCATATTTCGTATCAACTACCGTCGGGTTGCACCGACGGTACTTTCAGGAACACGTTTTGGAACTTGTGTATCTTCAATGGCTGGTGTGAGGCGAGGGGCTTAACCTCAGCTCGTGCCTGTTTCTTGGGTGACGACATGCTCGCCGCCCTGCCTCGTAGGCCTCGCTGTGCTGCTCGGACTTATACCACGTATGCCGCTCGCGCATGCATGGAAGCAAAGGTCACTTCATTCCGTTCGCTTCGCCAGGGTCATTTCCTGTCGAAGCACTTCTACCCTGTACCAGGTGTAGAAGAGGGTCACGTGATGCTTCCTTTTCTCGGTAAAGTCCTTGCTAAGTTTAATTCCCGGCCTAATGCCAATGATGCCGTCTCTGACGACCTCTACATGGCCGGGAAGGCTTTGTCACACGCCTACGAGTTTCGATACTGTCATTTGCTTGCCAATTGTTTCATCGAACGTGCTAACGTCCATCTGGCCGTTACCGATGGCGCCTACTCCTTGGAAGGCGTCTCTTATCACGTTCGCATGTTGTCTCAATACCGTCACGGGATCACTGATCTTTTGACGTCATTGTCGTGGCCCGATTTGGTCGGACGCGACGATCTTGACGACTTTTGGCAACGCAATTGGGATTTGACCTTCGGTGAGGTCTTCCCCAGTTTCAGGCACATTGTCAACATGGACTATTCCGCTGGTCTTCTCGGTGGACTCTCTGAGTTCATCGGGGACATGTAACCGTGTCCCGCTCTTGTCTCCTTCGGGTTCACTTCTGAGTGGACGCCAATGCGCACTCAGTCGTGTACGGCTTGGTCATGGCCCGACTTTGCGAATCATGACTCGTTGCTCCGGTTTCAACGTTAAAAATTCTACCGTATTTAGTTTTGAC